ATCACTACCGATGAACTGGCTAATCATAGTCACTCCACCTCGAACGCTGGCGGTCATCAACATTACATAGCCAATGACAACGAAAATACCGGCAGTGTATTAACTAACAGTTTGTATATGATTCGCAAATACACATACAATAGTTACGAAAACTTTGAATTATACGGTTCAAATGCGGGCGCATGGATTGGCTTGACCAACAATAGTGGCAGCCATACCCACTCGATAACCTCGACGGGCGGCAACGCTAAACACGAAAACCGCATGCCGTATATTGTTATCAACCGTTGGAAGAGAACAGCTTAAGCGGTGCGTCGCCAGCGGTTGACGACTGTATAGGGTTGACGGTTTTCATGATGATTATTTCCGCCCGTGGTTGAAAGATTAACCGAATGACTATGTGAAGCATTAATAGTATATTTGTAGTACCCGTAATGACCATCTGTTTTAACATTGCCTGCCATATCTTGGGCCGATACAATACCGCTAGCACAGGGGTCCCATGTATATGCCGCTGACGTACCGACTAAGCCGACGCTAGATGTACTGGCTCCATGACCATGCGACGGCATTTCCTCGGTAGAGAAAGGAGAATTTATGAGAGTTTTTCAGATTTTAGATAATGATGTGCTTATCATTAAAGACAATGAGCAGTATAGCGATACTGCCGAACACTTCAAGGAGGACAGCGGCCTTGCTGACCTGCCTATTAAAGTCATCTACGATGATACCCAGAAGCAGTGCCTTGTAGATGATAACTATGAAGATTATCCCAACGCCAACTATGACGGCTATATCGACAACGTGACGGCCTATATCGAGGCGAAAGCGAAACGGGAATATGTGCCGCCCACGCTCAGTGAATTAAAGACACAGGCGCTTAATGTGCAATACAGCAAGTACCTTGCCAAGAAGGAAACCCCGGTTACCGTGGATGACCTGCAATTCAGTACCGACGAAAAGAGCCAGCGTGAATGGCAGATTGCCCTTACCTTGATTAACGATAAAGGGCCGTATAAAGTCCATGACTCATCCAACAGCCTCGTATTGGCCGATGTAACGAGGGAACAGCTCATGAAAGCCGGAGAAGCCGCGAGAGCGCAACAGCTTGCGGCTTACGAGTGGTTCATGGGTATCCGCGACGCCATCAATAATTGCAAGAATGAAGAAGAACTCGCGCCGTATATGACCTAATGAACGGCATGGTTAAGCCATTCTTGCACTATTTGCGATAAAGAACACATAAAGAGCAGTGATAAACCGCGTAGTTTAGCCGTTATCCTGCTCTTTTCTATTGACATAAAAGAACACGTTAAGAACAGAAGGTGATTGTAACGAATGAGTAATGTTGCAATAGATTTGACTAAAACCGTAAAAGAAATCATCACGACGATGAAGACGGCTATCGACAATCTCAACTCCGACGTGGCGACCAATAAGACGGCTATCGACAATCTCAAAACCCAGATTCTGGAGGCCGTGTACCCCGTCGGCTCCGTCTACGTCAGCCTTACAAATAGTAGTAACCCGGAAGATATCCTCGGCTTCGGTACGTGGGAAGCCCTCCCGGCTGGCTACGGCCTCGTAGCACAAGGCACTGCAACGGCGGAAGATGGAAGCACGCTGACCTTCACGGCCGGAGAGAAATCGGGCGAGTTCAAGCACCAACTCACTGTCGGGGAATTGGCGAATCATTCACATACGGCATATCACGATGAAAATTTTTGTGCTGTAAGTACTGGAAACAATAATTCTTGGAAACAAGCACTTATAAACGCAAGCACACCCGAAAAGGGAGTATCCTATGCGTTACATATCGGGGCTACTGGGTACGACCAATACCACAATAATGTAGGCCCTGTAATATCTGCATATATCTGGCAACGTACCGCCTAGCTGTCGGGGAATTGCCGAAAATTAAAGGTACATTCGGATGCTCCGTACCCACCCATCACGTTAATTTTGCAAACGGTGTGTTTACAGGCACGGATTTTGGCACCAACCAATCCCCTATTGCTCCAGCTGGCAATGTTAGTACTGTTTATGGTTATAGGCTTAGTTTTGGTAACAACCAAAGACACAATAACGTCGCTCCGTGTGTATCTGCTTACTTATGGCAACGTACGGTTTAGGCTGTTCTGCGCCACAAGTAAGCACCAACGCACGGGCTGACGTTGTTATGATGTTTATTGCTACCTGTGCTTTTTGAATACCATAGGCCAGCAGATTCTACGGTTCTATCCATAAATACAGCTCCGCCATCGGTAGATGAACCGTCTAATGCAATCTGCGAAGTTGAAATACTGCTATTCCAATATTTTTTATCGGTCCATATCACGCAGTTTGCATAACTACGATGGTTGTGCGTTGCAAGTTCCCCGACAGTCAGACAGTGCGCTTCCAAAGGTAGGCGGCTATACATGGGGCGATGTTATTGTGCGGCATATCCATACCTGCGTAATCTGTCGAATCCGTAACTGGACTTGAGCCAGTCCCCAAAGCGTAAGCATTGCCAGTTTCGCTACTAGCATGCCATTTTACATGGTGGCCATGCTTTGCCAACTCCCCGACAGCTAGGCAGTACGCTTCCAGATATAGCTGGCGACACACGGTGATAAATTGTTATGGCATTGATTACCGCCTACGTAAGCCGTTTGGTATGTCCCACCATTATTGTTTTGCTTTGCCGCTGTGACCCAGCCGTCTTGTGATTTGGACCCCCAGCCCTCAAAAAGCCCCGCGGCATCTTCATTCGTTTCGTGATTATGGTTAGGCATTTCCCCGACAGCTATGCTGTTCGCTTCCAGATATAAGCGGCAATGCCGGGGCTTATATTAGTGTGATGTAACCCACCACCAAAAAAAACGTCATTGCCAGCCACAACTATTCGACCAGCGTAACTGCCACCATCGACAGCCCCCGCTGTTTTTAATCCGCCATCTTGATTGGCCGATAATATGTTGTACGGCGATTGTGTGGGTAACTCTCCGACAGCTAAATAGAATCAATGGCTTTTCGTAGTTCATGGATGGTCTTATGGGTATAGTCATGCTTTGTAACTCCCCGGCAGGCGTGGCCTAGAATCTTCTTTACGGCGGTATCGTTGGCTCCGGAGCTGTCAAGCATCGAGGCACATGTATGTCGGCACTCATGGGGCGTGTGGCTCATACCAAACGTATTCATTATTTTATCGAAGCGACGACGAAAGGCGTCATAGGTATAAGGCGTGCCGTCTTCATGCTGGCAGATATAGGCTTGATTTTTCCGTTGTACGAACCATGGGTAAACATCTTTATGAATAGGGACAGCACGGCCCTGCCCGGCGGCTGTCTTGGATTGACGCACGATGAAATAATGACTGCGCCACTTCACGTCTTGCGGCGTCAATCGTAGATATTCACCGATACGAAGCCCCGTATAGATGAGGATAAGTACATCCTGCACGTCGGGCCTTTCATCCACGGCGCGCCACAATTTGTTGCGCTGGCGGACGGTGAACGGCTTTTTCTTATACTTGCGTATATGCGGCTTTAGCTCTACATACCTTGCGTAGTCCGTGGTGACAATATCGTATTTGATGGCGTATTTGTACAGCTGCCCCATGAGTCCGCGGCATTTCTTCTGGGTACAGTACCCGGCTTGAATGCCATCTACGACATCCTGCAAATGGCCGTAACGGATACGGCGGAACGGCATGTCATGCAACTTATGGCAATGGCGGTATGCGTTATCGTAGCTCTTACGGCTGGACAGAGATAGCCTGTCGTACTTAGTAGCCTTCCAACGGGCGAAAAGCTCACTGAAAGTAATATCGTCGTCCAATAGTGGCGACTCATTGATAGACGAAAGGTAGGCGATTCCATGCTCAAATGTATCGAAGTACCCCAATATCTTTTGTCTTCCATCCACGGTCTTTTTCACGACAAACGGCCTCCGCCGATTCCCCGGCAGTCTATAACAGGTTCCGTATCCATTCGGTAATCTCATGTGTATCACTCCATTTTTTTGAGTGATTATAACAAGGTGGTGATATTTTGACAGTAGAAGTTGGAGAATTCATTGTCGTTGGCAGTGCGCTGGCTGGCGGGATGATATGGATTTGCAAGGCCTTCACGGCCCCACTCAAGGAAACGCTCCTCAAGGTGAATGATACCTTGGCTGAATTAGACAAGACTATCCAGGGGGAGCGGGAACACCGGCACGAGCTGGAGAAGGATGTGCAATGCATCAAGGACACCACGCAGGAGAACACGCGCCGTATCGAAGATATTGAAGAAAGTATCGAGAAAATCACAGGTGGTTAGTTAAATGAAAAATAAAATCGTGGCCCTTGGCCAGTGGGGCCAGAAGCACTGGCTCCAATTAATCATCATCATGAGTATTTTGATGATGATATTTTTGTTCCTCGTGCTGTTCAGTTGGCTTTTTGGCTACTGGAGCAATGCACTGAGAGGGACGCATTTTGAATTGATGAGCTGCTGGGGCGGCGTGACGGCCGTTATCGGTGGTATCGCAACAGTTGTAGGTCTTGGCAAGGCATGTTGGACGAAATACGGCTACGACAGCCGTTTCAACTCCGCACGATACGCAATGCCAACGCAACCGCAAAACGCGCCCACAGCGGCAAATAACACAGAAAAAACGAAAGAATGATGACTATGTTAGGAGAATTAAGCGCACAGTACGAAAGCAACGGCGACCCGGCCTGCATCAGTGACGGCTACGGCGACCCCGGTGGAAAATCATACGGGACGTATCAGTTCAGCTCCAATGCTGGCAGTCTGGGCCAGTTCGTCAGCTGGCTGAACAGCAACTATCCGCAGTACGGGGAACAGCTCAACACATATCCGTTGTGCAGTGACAGCTTTGATGAGGCGTGGCGCAACATTGCGGCCAGCGACAGTGACGGCTTTGCGCAGGCACAGCATGAATACGTCAAGGCAGCGTACTACGACCCGGCCGTGCAGATTCTGGCAGACAACTACTGGCATATCGAGAACCATCACGACGTTCTCCAGGATGTCGTATGGAGTCGTGCTGTACAGTATGGCGTCGGGAATATCCTCGACATGTGGACCGAAGCCGTTCACAGCATGTTCAACGCACAGACGGGCAACTATGACGGCTATCCGAATTTGAGCTACATCGACTCCCCGGAATACGACTACGATTTCATCGTGGCCGTATACAGCGTATGCAAGGCCCCGGAATGGAACGGTTCATCGCTCCGGGACAGTTTGAACAACCGTTTCGACAGTGAAATGCATGATGCATTGTCGCGTTTATAGGAGGTGATCCATTTTGTATCTTCCACATTTAAAGGAGGTTGATAAGATTGCTGAAAATAAAAAGACCCTTATTGTATCTTGCGTTGTCCTTGTCCTTGTGTTCGCCTTTGGCTGGCTTTTGTGCCGATACTACGACAGCCGCGCCCGTGCAGAGAGTGCAGATGTCACTCGAACAGTACAATCAGTTAAAGACGACAATCAGAGAGCAAGAGAGAACGTTAGCACAGCTACAGAGCAGATTAGACAAGCTGGACAGCAACTCGACAGCCTTGCAGAATCAATTGACGCAAGCGAAAGAACAGTTGACGACAACAAGGCAGTCATTGACGACAGCCGACAGCTCATTGAGTCAAGCCAGCGAAGCCTTGAACAAGCAGAGTCAATCCTTAGCGATATTGACAGAGCAAATCAACTCAATGACTAAGAAGGAAGCCAGGTTGACCCGGCAACGGGATACGTGGGCCGTGGCGGCTGGCGTCCTTCTGATTGGCTGTATCGCGAAGTAGGGAGAGAACATGAGAAGACTGAACAAACATCAGACACAGTCCGTCGTCTTCTCATCCCTCGTCGGTGGTGTAAATGTATCGCAGGCCCCGGAACAAATCGACGCGTCGGATTTACAGATAGCGCAGAATTACATCTATTCGCGCGACAGTAAACGCCTGACGGGCCGTGATGGGCTGGGCCTGCTTTATACCATGGACGGGAACGAGAGCGTACGCGATATGTGGTATGACGTAGACACCAACTTATTACTGGTTTTCACGAACCATAATAAAGCATATAAGTACATCATCGGCCAGACCCCGGAATATATCGGCGACCTGGAAGGGAGCTACGACCCTGTTTGCGCGAAATTCATGGATAAGGTATGGATTGCCAGCGGCGGGAAACTCCAGTATTACGACTATACGCAGAACGGCCAGTTGACTGTAGTCCAGGACAGCCCGACGTGTAATATCGTATTCCAGCGGTTCTCCCGGATTGCGGTATCTATGGACGGCACGGACGGCTTTTATCTGTCCGGCGTCGGCGACGGTACAGACTGGGACGAAGATACGAACCGGGCCGATAAGGAACAGTGGTTAGACGTCGGCTACGGCGACAGCGGCGATATAGCTGCCATCGTACCCCTTGCGACAGATATCATTTTCATCAAGACCAACGGGAAAATATATCAGCTGTCGGGGGATGCAGAACCTTCTAATTGGCAGGTAACGGAGATTGCCAATAATACCGACATTGCAGGCACGAGATGCGCTGTCAATATCGGCAGTTCCGTCATATTCCAGTCCATACGTGGCCTAAAGACCTTATCAGCCGTCATGGAATATGGGAACATCCAGTCGGCCGATATCGGCGATAAATTCAACGCCTTATTGACGACGAACATGTATGAACCGCGGTTCTATCATCTGCAACGGCACTGTATGATACTCATCCGCCCGACGAGTGATTATAAGTACTTTGTGGCCTATAACTATCTTCTGGGCAGTGCGACGACCCTTGAATTCAACATGCCGATAGACAGTATCGTAGAAACGACGTCAACTGTTATCGTAGCCAGCGGCGGCAAGCTGTACGCCTGGGATTCGCAGTACCTAGACGACGACGGCAAGCCTATCGAGTACATCCTCAAGCCGAAGGCCACTATCAGCAGTGAACAGATGCTCCTAAAGAGCGTAGATACGAAGTTCACGGCCGATTATGCAGGCAAGGCGGAATTCATCGACGGAACCCTGGATGTGACAGTCCCCACGGCAGATCGTAATAAGTTCCGGTGCAACCACTCGACGGATTGCCTGGACATTACAGTAAAGTCGAACGACCGGTTCACGGTAGACCATATTATTCTAGAAATTGCAGACCTTTAGGAGTGATAGAATGGAAAGCAAGGAATTAAGTGAATGGATAAGGATATACGAAGAAAAGACAGGCGATAAATTCCAGGCCCTGGCGGGATTCACTACGTGGTATCTGCCAGACCGGGGATTCTGCCAGTGGAAGCCCATGCCGGAAAGCAAGGCTATCCTTTGCTGGAACCTTTGCAACGACGCTCATTTCTGGCGGGACGCCCTGGAATGTATGGGCCTTCAATTCGGCTACGACCGTATCATTACTATCTGCATCCTGCCCATTAAGCCGTATATCCGTTTGTGGGGCTGGAAGATAATGCATGATTTTGATACCAACGGCGTACACCGCTATATCTGTATGGATAAGCAGGGGCGCGAAGTCGTCTGCACCCCAAAGGAAAACGACGACGGCACGATTGATTATTACGTTACCAATGAACTCAGACGGCCGTACAAGCCGTGGAAAAATGCGAATGAAAGGGAGTGATTGAATGGGGAAGAAAAGTAAGTCCAGCAGCTCGTCTCAGACCTATACCCCGTCGCCGGAAGAAAAAGCCCTGCAACAGCAGGCCCTGGAATACTCAAAATACGTCATGCCGAATGCGAAGAAACTGAACGATACCGCCGCGAATATGCTGTACGGCTCATTGGGTAGCACGCAGGTAGATTACAACGACCTCATGAACAATGCCCTGGACCAAATAAAATGGGGCCAGCAGGGCCTCAGAGGACTGGCACAAGGGCAGATACCGACAGCCTACCAGGACGCCATGGAAGCCAGTATCAAGAAAGGCGTGCAAGGCTCTATGGGCAACCTCTTGCAGGACATGGGCGCCCGTGGCGTGGTCAACAGCTCCGTCATGGATACCGGCCTTAGAGGTATCAGTGACAGCGCTAGTGACGCCATGGCACAGAATTGGCAGAATACGGTATCGCAGTTGGCGAATATCTACGGCCAGAACATCGACGCCGCAGGCCAGCCGATTGCCACAGCGGCGGCCGCGCAGGAAGGCGCACAGCAACCGGCCATCAACCTTTGGAACGCATCTTTGGGCCTCAATGGCTCGACAACGGGCGCATTGGGCGCACTGGCAGGCAAGGGCACGACGACCACGACGCAGAAGACCAGTGGCGGCGGCCTGTTCGGGGGTATCCTCACCGGCCTTGCTAGCAACCCCGCTATTTTCTGTTTTGCACCAGAAACGAAAGTACGCCTGGCAGACGGTTCCGAAGTGCCGATTACCGACGTCAAAGTCGGCGACAAGGTACTTTGCCCGCATGAAGACGGCACGGAATCCGAAGAAACGGTCCTGCATACCATGGAACCGCACTATAACGACGTATGGAACCTCGTATGTAAAGACGGCGTAGATACCCATTATGTCATGGCGACAACGACACAGCCGCTCTTAACGGAGGACAAGGGATTCGTCGAAATCGGCAACATGACCCTGGGGACGAACCTCAAAGGACGCGGGAAAATCGTCAACATGGTTTACGCCGGGGAACGTAAAGTATATGATCTGCACGTTTCCGGGGACAACAACTACTATGCAGACGGCTTCATTGCCAAAGGCGGTAGTACCGACAACTGGGTAAAGGAGGATAACTAATGGCAGCCAAATCGAAATACAACTATATCGAAGATAATATCAGCCAGAACTATGCACCGCGGCAGTATTCTGCTCCGTTCACTACGCAGGCGTTGCCGCAGCTGAACTTTGCGCAGTACGCGTTCCAGGACCCGCGCTTTGCCCTGGGGATGCTCATTGGCAATGCTGTCGGCGCGAACATCTTGAACCGCAAGCAGAAGGAAGCCGACCAGCAGCTTTGGCGGCAGGACAACCCGGTATCTATGCCGGATAACGTACCGCTGTATGATACCAGCTCGACCCCCACCTTGGCAGACGGCAAGACAGCCGCCGTCGGTAATGCGTATAGCGGTTTTGGCGCGAACCCCTCGCAGGTGTCTGACAACTTCCTGGCGAACCTGCAAGGCGTAAACGGCCGCTTGAATTACAATACCGATACCGGCGCCATCAATTACCAGACGCCGACCTTCCTGCCGTCGATGTATGCGGCCAATAACCTTGGGAACTATTACCCCACAGCGACCGACGCCGACGGCAACATGATTGGCAATATCTCGTTCGCGGACTACCTCAACAACCAGAGCAAGGCAGGCCAGGGGCAGGGCCTCTTTGACTTCAATGCCTTGCAGAAAATGGCCGCTGACGACGCCGCAAAAGCCGCCGCGAAGAATCCACAGGCGACCGTAGCGCAGAGCATGGGCGTCCTGCCGACGGCCAATGTGGACGTTCCGTCTAAATCTGATAGCTACATCCCGGCCATTACAGGCAGGCTTGGCAACCCGATTAACGGCAGTCTGTCTATGAGCGGATTCAATTTCAACAGCAACGACCCGTACAGCAAGTTTTATAGTCTGAATTTAAAAAGCGGTGGTGACGTCGCCGACGCGTCGCCCGTTACAGCTACGTCGGCACAGACCACAGTACCCGGCATGATTGCGCCGGGTAACGTGGATACCAGCAACGGCCTTCCGAAAGTGCGCGTGACCGAAATCGACGGTAAACACTACATCCTGCCAGCGACAGGGGCCGACGGGAAGACACTCGACGAAAACCAGACGGCGTATAACTTTTATGAAACCGGGAATACGTTAGGTGTATTCGATAATAAGAAGGACGCTAAGAAATACGCCGACCAAATCAATAAGGATGCGGGCGATAAGCCTGTACCGGCCGTCCATGCCATGGAGGCACAGCCCACAGATGAAGCACCGATAAAGGATGTACAGCCCATCCAGCCCGCGGACAACCAGCCGATTAAGCCGGTAGACAATCAGCCTATCAAGGAAGGGCCGGCGCCGATACAGCCTGTAGAAGGACCGATTCAGCCCGTAGATGCTACGGCACCGACTGATACACAGCCGACGGCGCAGGCCAACACACAGGCGGCTACGCAGACCCCGCAGGCCAATGTCACAATCACGCAAGGCCAGCAGGCAAGCGCTCCCCAGACCACAGCCACCGATACCGGCATATTCCCTAGCGACCCGCAGAAATTAATGGACCGCCTCTTCCCTGGCGAAACGCAGATTGATAACCCGTACTACAAAGACCTGCTCGACCAGTACAATAAGGAAACCGACCCGGCGAAGAAACAGTCCTTAATGGATAAGCTTAACAATACGCCGGCCTACATGCTCCGCAGTGACAACCCCGATTACATGGCGGCTAAGACCTTGTATGACAACGAAAAGGACGCAAATAAAAAGAAGGAATGGCAGGCCGCCTTGGATAACCTGCCACGGTATAACGTCCGCCCGTTCGACCAGGTAGAGCAGAGCCTTGAAACGGATATGAGCGACGGCCACCCGAAACATGTAAACGCGCAAAAGAACGAGTCTGACTTTGTCCATTGGGCCATCCAGCACGATATGCCGATTGATGTAGTGAACTCTACGCTCGAACGGTATAGACCGGTATGGCAGGCCGAAGAACAGCAGTATAACGACTATCAGACCAGCGCACTGTATCCGCTGTATTATCGGGCCGCTATGAACGGCCAGTATGATACCGCCGCCACGATTGCCCAGAGCATGGCCCAGTATAACCCGCAACTGTCGGCGCAGATGCTGGCAACCCTGCCGAACGGCTTGAACTACTACGCAACAGCCGACGCAAAAGAACGTGCGGCCACGGCGCAACGGTATAAGCAATCCAATATGGGCTTGCAGAATAAATATACACTTGGCCAAATCGTAACACGTGGCAAGATTGAAGATGCACAGCTAAAAGAACGACTGGAACACGATACCTGGAAAACCAACAAGACCATCGCAGAACAAGCCCGTGAAGCCGACAACAAGAACAATGTCACGATGTCGGTCGCACAAATGAGGTCGGCTAATAGTGGTAGCAATAAAATCAGCAAAGGTGACCAGAAGATAGCTAATCACGTTGAAAATTTGTGGCGAGATGTAATCACCCATGCTAAAAACGGCACCTTACCGACAGAGGAAGGACACAATGCTGTCGAGGCATTACAGAAATATGTCGATAAGGAAAAAGTACAGGACTTGGATGACGATGACCTGACCTATATTCGGTCCAAGGCTTATGCCGCTATGTTCCTTCTCATGAAAGCAGAAGGGAACGAAAATATGGCAGCACAGGCTGTTGGGGCTATCCCGGATTATTGGAGGCATGATTTATTGCCAGAATATTATTAATTTTTAATTACGAGGTGACAATATGTCGAAATTACTGGAATACATGCAAAATGCAAATCATCCCGCTGACGTATATATCGAAAAGGCTAGTGATGACAGTTCAGCAGATGATTCCAGCTCTTCCGAAGGTTCCGGCTTTTTAAGCGGACTACGTAATTTCCTGGAACACCCGTTCCAAGGCTCCGGCACCGTTATTGCCCCTAACTATACCCCGCGTCCCCTCGACGACAGCGTGTACTCGGATATTCCGGGTACACCTGTTGCCAGCGGTCAATTCGGTGATATAGAAGACGAAAGCGTCCGCGATGAACGCATGAAGGATTCTGCCGACTACATGGCGGCTAACTGGCCGCGTCTGTACGGCGGAGTCGTTGCGGCAGACGAAGGCCTGGCTAACGTCGTCGGCGGCATCCAGAACGCCGTCGGCGGTGGCAATGGTATCTTGACGAATGTACAGCGTGCCGAAGAAGGGATGCAGAACTATCGTGACCAGTGGAACAACGAATACGGCGACAGCTATTTCTTGAACCCGAATAAGTTTGCTACGGACGCTGGTTCCGGTATCGGCTCGACCGTGCCTATCATGGCATTGTCGGCCCTCATGCCGGGCGCCGCTGTTGCAGGTGGTACGCGTGCCTTGACGTCTGCCTTGTCCCGTGCCGGGTTAGGGCGCCTTGCTATGTCGAAAGCCGGACAGGCCCTCATTGCTGATACTGTCCGTTCGCCTATCTCGTCCCTGGCGGACTCCCTGTCTGAATACGGGACCGTCGTCAACGATATGATGCAGAACGGCATGAGCGAGGACGAAGCACGGCGCCGGGCTATCCCCATGTTCTTCAAGAACATGGCCCTCGATACCTTCACAGTACCGCTTGAATTGGGCGTCATGAAAGGCGGTAAGGGGATTGCCACCAGCCTGTTAGGCCGGAGCACCGGGGAAGGCATAGCAAAAAGCATCGCAAAGGGCGCGGCCCGTACTGGCATGCTGGCAGGGGCCAGCGGCCTTACAGAGGGATATCAGGAAGGCGCGCAGAACGCCCTGGAAAACGACGTAGAAGGCAATCGCGATGGTGGATGGTATAACCCCTTCACTTGGACCAACGAGGACTGGGAAGCGGCCCGCGGCGGTTTTGTCGGCGGCGCCTTGATGGGCGTTCCTGGCAACGTAGCGGCCGGATTCCATCCCGAAGCCAGACAAGCCCCGCTTAGTGCAGAATCCCAGGAACAGGCACAGAGTATCAAGGACACACTCAGCCACGGCAAACCAGCAGGCATGAGCAACGCCGCGTACAATGCCTATATCGAATTGGCCAATAGCGGGAACCCCGACCTCATCAAGCAGGCCGCGTCGTCGCTTGAATCGTTCCAGCAATCGCAGGAAGGCTCCCAGGAAAGCGCAGACGACGCCGCCACAGAAGCTTATAAGGATTATGAAACCTATGACCAGAAGCAGGAAATCGAGAACTTCCTCGACAACAATACGGTTGAGCAAATCGGCGGCGAAAAGAATTTCAACTGGCTCATGGGGGTATTGCGTAACGGCACGCCGGAAGAGGTACAGCATGCATATGATACCGTTATTGCAACCGAAAAAGCCACGGCCGAACAGGAAGCCAAGAACCGCCCGGCAAGAAGCGGCGGAAGCATGTCGCCGAATACCGGCAACGCCATGGCGAATATTGTTATCCAGGCGGCTAATGATTCCGGTGTAGAACCACGTCTAGGCCTGGCTATTGCCGCTCGTGAAAGCGGCGGGGATGACGTCAATGCCATTTCCATGCCAGAACCTCATGACGGCATTTATGGTATCATGCAGGCCCAGGAGGAAACCGTTTCCGAATTAGGCCTTGACTCCCAGTATCCCGACTGGAAGACAGACCCCTATCAGAACGCCATGGTAGGCATGGCAATCTTGAAATCCAAAATCGCCAATGAAAACGGCGACGTATGGGCTGGCGTCCGCGATTACAACGGGGCTGGAGAAGAAGCGGAACAGTATCGCCAGTTGGTCAAGAACAACTATGACAACATGGGCGACATTGGCGGCGGTGGTGGCAGTGCCACTTACGACGGCTTACAGCTGACACTCCCGGATAGTGATGAATTCACCGACCAGAGTGGGAATGTAAGCGGCCTTACAGAAGATACACGCATGAAGTTGCGTGTCCTGGACAACCTTTGTTATCAGAAATTCGGCCAGCACCTTATTGTTTCTTCATCCTACCGAGAAGGCGACCCCAATAACCACGGGGCGGGAGTTGCCTTTGATGTTTCCGGCGGTATCGTTGATGATCCGGACGCACGTCAATGGCTGGAACAGGCTGGCCCGGCTGTCGGACTGTTCGTCATCCCGGAATACCAGGGCGAAGCCGGTGCAGAATTCGCTCACGGCGACAATGTCCATTTTTCCAACGTAGAACCAGGTATTTATGGACAGACCCGGAACGCAGAAGGCCATTGGAGTGAAGAACATGCAGCTCCTTCCATTCAAAGCATCTTGAAAGGTGGTGCATCTAGTGGCGTATCGAGTAAAGTTGCCGGCGATAATGGGCAGTTTGAACGTGAATTAGACCAGGCCGCGCAGGAAGCCAAGAGCGACATGGACAAGATTCAAGCCCAAAGCGACCAGGCCATGAATGAAATCATGAACGACGACTCCGCCGAAAAGACGGCGCAGGACGCCCAGCAGGACGCAGAGAACGCCCAGAAGCAGGCTGAAGACTCCCAGCAGAGTGCGCAGGACAACGTCGTTCCGGATGTTGCCCAGACTATCCGTGACACCTCGAATGACATTGATGAAATCAATACCCTCGATGGCATGTTCACGAAGGATAGCAACGGCAATGATAAATTCATTGATACGCCCGAAAACCGTGACTTCATCAAGACGAATTACAAGGATGAAATCGCGAAGGCTGTAAACGACGCTATGAGCAAGAAAAAAGCGCCGTCCGCTACACCTGTACCAAAGACCCAGCAACAGACGCCACACGCCCGTTTAGGCCGTATTTTATCCACCTATGACCGCAAGAACCCGAAGTTCAAGGAATACATGAATACCTTCCGTAACGGCACGGAGCAGGAACAGAAGAAGCTGGCCGACGATTTACAGACGACACAGGAGCTGGAACGGGCTAATTCCTTGAAGGGCAATCCGCTTACGACCCAGCAAGACCAGAACACGCCTCAAAACGCACCTCAGCGGGCCGTAGAATCTCCCAAACAGCCCGAACAGGCAAGTACGCCTGTACAGGCGAAAGAAAGCCTTGAAACGCAAAAGAAGCGTAAAATCTACCTTGCAAAGAAACAGAAGCTCATGGAACGGGTCCCGGCTGGCAAGACGGTCAAGGTACATGCCAGTACGAACGACGCCGGATTCGATGCGACGTATAAGATTGTCCCGGCCGGTGATATCACTGCCAGCCACGACATGAATTACGCCGTGAACGACCTCTACCCGGCAGAATATCAGCCGCGCGACCGCAACCGTCCGCAGATGCGCGGACAGGTGGAAAAGATGACGAAGGTCATGAAGCCGGAACTGCTGGCAGAAAGCCAGTTCGTCAACGAAGGCGCACCTGTTGTCAACAACAGCGGTGTCGTCCTTAACGGCAACGGCCGTGTCATGGCTGTCCAGAAGGCCTATAAAGGACTTACGGACGCACACAAGAAGAGCGCCAAGGCCTATAAGGACTATCTTGTTTCCATCGCTCCGTCGTTAGGGATTGCGCCCGAAAAAGTACAGAGCATGGACCATCCTGTATTGGTACGGCAGGCGGCCGACGACGCCGATACCAGCGCTATCATCAACAGCACCGAGGGCGGCGCGAAGTTGGGCGGCGCAGAACAGGCGAAGGCTGATGCGGATAGACTGAAACTGTCCACATTAGAACAATTCGTCGATAACGGCACGGGCGAATTTATGAACCTCTCGAACCGTGAATTCAGAAGGGCCGCCGCAAGTGATGTATTCAGCGATGCAGAAGGCAACTCCGTATTCAATGAAAAGGGCGATTTGTCGCCGACAGGGGCGTTTAGAATCCGCAACGCTATCTTTGCCAAGGCCTATAACGACAACTACCTCTTGACTCAGCTCAGCGAAGCGACGGATAATAACAGCAAGAACATCATGAACGCCATGATTGCCGCTGCGCCGGAAGTCGCCAAGGTCAACGAAGGTATCAAGAACGGCACCTTGTATCCCGATTATGATATTTCCGACGTCATCACGAAGACGGCCAAGACTATCATGTCGCTCCGTAATGAAGGCAAACCGCTGTCCTTCCACTTGCAGGAAACGGACCTGTTCTCGCAGGGGGAATCGGAAGCCGAACGACTCGTACTTGAATTCATCGAACGCAATAAATTCAAGAGCCGGACCATTGCTGATATGTATAAAGGGGCTTGCGACCGTATCTTTTCCGTCGGCAGTCCGAAACAATCCAAGCTGTTCGACAGCAAGGAAGCGCCGCGTATCAGCCTTGAAAACATCATCTCGAATGCCATCCAGGAGGTAGAACATGGACAATCGTTATTCGACACCACAGAAGAAAAGCCAGCCGAAAAAGCTGTATCCGAAGTACCAGATAATCGACAGGCCGAACCCGCCGGAAGTGGACGCGTACATCAACAAGAAGCTGGCAGAGTACAGAGCCAAGAAAAAGAAGGGAATGAAGTAGATGAAAAGAGCAAGCAAAGTGACCATGTCGACACCGAACCTCAGCAAACTGAAAGTAAAGACACGGAAGGTACCCATGCCGAAGAAGGTTCCCAAGGTGACGTACAAGAAGAAATAAGTAAATTCCATAATGTACTGAATGACGAAAAATCAACGCCCAAACAGGTTATAGACGCTTATAAAAGTGTCGTTGATAAAGCCATCGCAAATGCCAACAGAAGCCGTAAAAATGCCAAAATGGGTGATAAAATCGTAACGGATGAATACCAGTATTTGACTAATTCAAAGCATTGGGATACATTCATGAACGAAGACGGCGGCCGGTACTGGCATGAAGTCGCGACCATCAATGCAGATGCTCACAAGACACTGCGTACCATTGTCAAAACCACCGAGAAGGAAGCAACGCCTAAAGCAGAACAGCCGAAGGAAACAAAGCCGACGGAACAGCCCAAAGAAAAACCGGCAGGCGGATTCACTGACGATGAAATCAAGACGCTTACAGACAGAGGATTCACCCGCTGGACGAAGAAACTGCCTAATGGCAAGGTGATAGACCGTCTCTATATCAATCCGGAGTATTTAGGGCTTGAACTTACTCGGTATAAATCCGGCAACATTTCATCAGCGAAATTCAACGGGGAAACAATCAGCAACTCAGAAGCCAGACGCATAGAAGGCACTAAGTGTTATGTGGACGTTGCAACAAAAGAAGTCGTATGTGACAGGGATGACCTGAAACAGGCGGCACAAGAAGTCGTTGACGATGCGTTGTCAAAAGAAAAATCCCAAGTCCTCGCACAAACAGAAACAAAAAAAGCCGTCCCAAAGGACGACGTTGCTGTTACTGGTGATGAATTTGGCAAATATAAGAACTTGAAAGAATTAAGGGCTAAAGCCAAAGCTTATTACAAAGAACATTTGCAAGGTACTTCTGTACATAATCCCATATTGGGGGATGTTGAGTTAAAAGATGATTCTATTGACTTTACCGGCAAGGGGATAAGCAAAGCCGTTTCTACAAGCGCAAAAGAAAACAAGTTATTGCTTATAAAATATTTGCCACAGTTAATAGAAAATGCCAATGAGGTTGCATCCCAGCCTAATGTAAAAGACAAGCGAGAGGCAAAACAATATACTTACTTAATGACGCATGCTATTGTAGGTGGAAAACAGGAAAATGTAATAGTTACTATTTTTACCGATGCAAACGGGAATAAATATTACAATCACATTCTGAATGATGAAGAAAATAAAAAAAGGCCCCCTGTATATCCGGCGCAAGCCGCTAATAAAAGCGACGGCATTCCGGCCATGCGGGAACCTTTTTCTACCTCAATTATACCTCAAAAGGCCGAAAAATGGAATAAGCCAGACGAGTTACGCAATCAATTAAGTGATGCACCTAAAGTAGATACTAAATATTCAGTACGAGAAGCAAATGACCAGTTGACCCGCTCCAAGGAAGACTTGAAAGCGGAAATCAAAGAAGCGTTCCCGACTGCTAAGGAAATCAAGGATGAAGGGGACCGCATGACCTTCACTATGTCGAACGGTTCCCATATCGTCGTCGACGTGAATAATGAAATCCTCTTGACGGACGAAGAACTGGCGCAGGCGAAGAAAGACCACCATATCGACGATAACGGCAACGTCGTCGTCGAAGGCTACGCACAGCTCCATGGTAAAGACGCTTATATGGCCCTCTCGCAGGGCAGCCGTGAAAACACGGGATTCCATGAAGCCTACCACCTCGCAGAAGGTGCCGTCTTGACGGACCGTGAAAAGGCGGCTATCAAGAAGGCTATCCCCGACGCCGAAAAACGTGCCGATAAGTACGCCGAATGGGTAGAAGCCCGCAAGCACGGCCGCGGCACGGCATGGGGCAAACTGTTCCAGAAAATCAAGGACTTTGCCGCAAAGATGAGGAAAATCTTCACTGGGGTTGAAACCGTGAACGATATATTCCGGCAGATTGAGTCCGGTAAAGTATGGGAACGAGGCGCGAATAATAGTAATCAGCGCGGAAGCTACTCCGTATATGCTAAAAGAAAATTGAAAGAAGACATGCAGGCCTTTGCAAAAAAAATAGACGACTTTATGAATCATAAGTTGTCGTCTAATGAGTATGTAAGGGTAATGGATACGCCTTTAGTATTAAATTTGATTGGTGAGAAAATGTTGCCAGTGTATATTTCCACCCGTGTACTAGATAAAGTATTGCATTGGAAACACGGACTCGAAATTTCTCCGGAAGTGCTAAAAGAAATACCTCGTAGGATTGCGGATCCTATATTTATTTTAAAAGCTATTGATAATAAAGGCGTTGAAGATATATCTTCAAAAATTGTAGTCGTTGATTTAAAAGATAATAATGGGGCGACTATTATGGTTCCATTTGTTATGGAGCAGAAGACGAGAGATAGAAATAAAATTACAGGCAACATTATAAAAAGTGTTTATGGAAAAGCAATCGGAAAGGCCAATAGTCATCCCAATGATACCTGGTATATCAATAGATTAATGCGTGGCGATTGTATTTATATAAACAAAAAAAGAACCGACCACTGGCTTACTGGTATAAATACCTCAGCCCGGACGCCTAATGGTCCACTGGTGGTCGATTCCTTTAATTTGTCTAATATTATAGCAGACGAAACGGATTTAGGCAAATTAAAAAAAGACAATCCAACTCATTATTCTATTCGAGAACAAAATCAGAAAATAAACACTGACGCCAAGAAACGTTTCATGAACCACATTGAAGTGGCTCAGAAACAAGCAGATGAAAACGCCATTGGCGTCCATCGGACTCTGCTACAATCTCCGTCGAGAATTGCAGAAAAGAAGAAATATTTCAAACCATTCTTTAAAATGGCGGATGATGCTATGAATCTTCTCACTAAATTGCGTGCTGATTACCAGCGACATTTGGATTCTGCATTAGATTTAAGTAAGAAAGATAAAGCTACCCTGCAAGAATTATTGTGGTCTGGCGATATGGAAGGGAAGGAATATACGCGTGAGGAACTTCGTGAACAAGGATATAATGAACAAGTCATTGATAGTTATTGGAAAATTCGCAATCTCTTCCGTAAGGCTTATAACCAACTCAATGAAACCAGGAAACAGGCCAAGACAAAGACAGGCCATTTTGCTGGCCGTAAGCTGGATGAATTACGGCATAATAAGTTTGTTGAAATACTTCGTGAAACGGATCAAGATGATGGGAGCACCCTTGTTTCTTATAAAGAGTACGGGAATTGGCAAGCTCATTATTTAGTCAATGAGGATGAATTGAAAACATTGGAAAATGACGATAACATTCAAATCCTGGAAAAGGTTCCAACGAAAGAAGGCCCCATGGATGGGCAAAAGCATTGGAAAGTAACGACTCGTGAAGGAGTTCCGGATATTCATGACCGTAAAGGCTATGTTCCTCATTTCTTCCATGAATACATGGTAAGGTTTGTAGATAGTCATGGTAAAGCTACCGTCATTTCTAGCGGGCGTACTATTCGTGAAGCTACAAAAAATGCTATCAAATGGCAAGCTGAAAACGAAGAGATACTCAAAAAAAGAAATGAGGGAGATTGGAAGATAACAATAGCCCCGAAAGTATTTGATTTTGGAGAAATCGGGCTGGATGAAAGCCAATATGCAACTACCGTCGGCGATAAAGATTTTTATCTGATGGAAAAAAAGATAGCCGATAAGCATAGCTTGACATTGCATGAAGCAAAGGAAATGCTTGATGGAATGGTCAAGAAAAAAGGGCGGCATCGTTTCTTTGGCAACTTCTTGCGCAGAACTGGAGCGGATGGTTATGAACAGGAAATTGAATGGGTATTGCGACATTATTTCAACAGCACATCCCGATATGTAGCTATGGAAAGTAAATTTAAACCGCAAGCAATCTCCTTGTTTGAACGCCTTTTTGGTCGATTTGACAATGAATACCACGGATTGCCGAATTATATCAAAGAATATATTAATGATATTAATGGTAATCCGTCTACACTTGAAAAGCAGCTGAATGATTTGCTGAACGCTATCCCGGCTATAGGTAAGTGGGTCAATGCACATATTGGCGATCGAGCTGCGGTATCCCTTGCAAATTCCATCACCAATAAAATTTCCATCGCAAAACTTGGGTTCCTTAATGTATCGTCTGCAATGCTGAATATTTTGCAGATTGCCAACGCCGCAGCGTATACTGGCAATATATCGACATTGTGGAAGGCTTTGTTGAAAGGGGCACATCGGAAATATAGTTTGCATGATTTAAAGATACTTCGCGAAACCAATGTATTAAACGACATTGGCCTTGATAGTGGAGCTGGGTACGGTAAATTCTCCGCAGGTAAATGGGCCAATAGGGGAATGATTCTTTTTAAAGAGTCGGAGGGAATTGTTCGTCGCGGTGTAACATTGGCAGCTTATGAAGCGGGGCGCAAACGTGGCATGAGTCATGAAGAAGCTATTCGATACGCGAAAGACGTAAATCGTAAATCCAACTTCGACTATGGGGTTCATGATGCACCTGGTATTTTCCGTCGCGGTTCGATATTCTCGCAGATATTCTTGCAATTCAAAAAGTATCCTATCAAACAATTAGAAGCGATGAAAGATTTTCTCCCATTCTTTGGCAAGGGAACCACTAAAAAGCAAAAAGCTATTTTCTGGGGAACCTATTTTGCTATGGCTGGTTTATTCCAGATTCCATTTGCAAATATTCTGGGGTTACTCATTATGGGTATCACTGGTGATGATCCGGAAAAAGAAGCCAAGAAGAGTTTGATTGAACTTGCTGAAAATTATCCATCACTTAAACCACTTGCGAAGATAGGCATGTATGGAATTGGCACGTTCGCAAACATTGACATTACAAGCCGCGTTGGTATTGGAGATGCAGTGCCAGATGACTTACAAAGTCTTTTCGGCCCTGCCGCTAGCACCTTGTTTAATGTCGCTAAAAGCGCATACGGCGGCGATAATTGGACAAAGCAAGTGCGCAATGTATCGCCTGGGCTGGGTAACTTATTGATGGCCGCGCAAGGCAATTCTGTTGGTAAACGCGGACGTGTAAACCAAGAATACACGACGCCATATCAGCGACTGCTTCGTGGAATGGGCTTCCAATCCACTGATGAAAGCGACTCCTATTTAATTCAATCCATATTGTCTTCCGAAAAGAAAAAGGCAAGTAGTAAAAAGCAACAACTCATTGATGAGTATATTGCAAATCCGACCGGAGAAAATGCGCGCAAATTAAAGAACGCTGGTATCAAGCCTTCCACTGTAAAAGCAGAACAGAAAAAGAAAAAGCTCGATACCAAAGGAAGAACAGAGTCAACCATGAACAAAAAAGACAAGAAGCAATACCAATATTTACTTGACTGGTAA